CGTGGGGTGGTTGATGCGCTCATAGGTGCGAACCCAGCGAAAAATCATCTCGTACGTGTCGTCCACGGTCTCGATGAGGCGAGTGACGCGCTGACCGAGCCGAAACTCCAGACCAGTCACGTCAGTGCTCGCCTCCTCGCGGATGCCGAGCTCCCCGGCACGATGGTAAACGTCAGACAGAATTGTGACGAAATTCCTCCGCTGATTACCAATCGTATCAATATTTACATTTTGAATTTGGCCATCCTCAAAGCCGAAAATTTGGGCACCGTTGACCCAGGGAACGTACTTGTCCCCCTTGACGTTCAGGCACATATGATCCTCGAGCTTCGTAACAAAGGCATTGAGACGCTCGGCGTTCATATTGACGATGTCCGAATGGTGGAGCTCCATCCGAATCTCGTTAGTTTTTTCAGGAGTCGCGTGATCGATTGTCTGCACGCGCTCCATTTGTAAGACAGGGCGAGATAATTTTAAGCCTGGGGCACCGGAGACGCCTTGCTCAAAACACTCAGGATCTTTATCAGAATTTTGTTCTGCATCTCAAGGGCCACCTTGACGCCCACCATCGCGCTGGCGACCGTCTCACCCTCCTCGGTCGTGAACATCTGGCTCAGGGCGTCCAGCAGGTCACCGCCGTCATCCATCTCCATCTCCTCATCCTCATCACCGAAATCCATCTCCTCATCCTCGGGGACATCCTCAATCTCGGGCTCGCGCTTGGACATTTAAAATTATCAGAGAGTTTTGTTTTTAGTTTTGGGCGCAGAAACTTACAGGGGCATACCCTTGGCGGCCATGGCATTCTTGAGAGCCCGGTAAGCGCTCGCCAGGTTGGCATTGGTGATGGCCGCATTACCAGCAGCGTTTGCAGCATTACCAGCGGCCGCGGCCGCATTGCGGTTGTTCGTGCTGTTGGGGCGCTTCGCCGCATTCAGGGCAGCACGGGCCGCATTGTTCGCAGCCTTGGCGGCGGTCTCCTGAGCCTTGGCGTTGGCGTTCTGGGCGGCAACCACTCGCACCTGGGCCGCCGCGGCGTTCATCCCGGCCTTGGCCGCATTGTTGCCAGCGGCGGTGGGTACGACACCAGCCTGGGCCGCACCAGCCATTGCACCAGCGTTCGCCGCGTTGGTTTTGGCCGCGGCCAACATATTAGAGTTCATGATTACTCTAGTGCGAGAAAATTTACCAGGCCGCGTCCGGGTCGGGTCAATTTTTTTCTTGGGTACTAGTACAAATGGCGGGTGGTCTTATGCAGCTGGTTGCTTACGGTGCTCAGGATGTCTACCTCACGGGTCAGCCCAAGGTGACTTTCTTCCAGGCGGTGTACAAGCGCCACACGAACTTCGCGATGGAGAACATCCAGCAGACGGTGAACGGCACGGCGACCCCCTCGGGCCGCGTGTCCGTCACGATCGCCCGCAACGGCGACCTGGTCGGCAACATGTACGTGTCTCTGCTGCCGGCGACGGCCAACGTGACGTCCGACAACGCCACCGCCGACACGTGCTGGATCGCTGAGCGCGCGATCGCCGCTCTGGAGCTGACCATCGGTGGCCAGCGCATCGACAAGCACTACCAGACCTGGTGGCGCCTGTACGCCGAGGTGTTCCTGGGCGAGTCCGACAAGGTCAACTACGGCAAGATGACGTCCAGCGCGATGCAGGCGGGCGCGGCCTACGCCGCCCCGACCTTCTTGACGGGCACGCTGAACGCCACCAACACGCCGCGTGTGTACCTGCCCCTGCTGTTCTTCTTCAACCGCAACCCGGGCCTGTACCTGCCTCTGATTGCGCTGCAGTACCACGAGGTGCGCCTGGACTTCGACCTGACGACCTACTACAGCAGCTACTTCACGACCGACTTCCAGGTCTGGGCCAACTACGTGTATCTGGACACTGAGGAGCGCCGCCGCTTCGCCCAGAAGGGCCACGAGTACCTGATTGAGCAGGTGCAGCACACCGGCGGTGACTCGATCGCCACGGTGAACGACTCCGCTCAGCTGGTCCGCCTGTCCTTCAACCACCCGGTGAAGGAGCTGATCTGGTGCTACTCCAACGCCACCTCCTCGGTGGTGAACAGCATGTGGAACTTCTCCACCGGCACGTCCAACATCCACATGACCTGCACGTCCAACGCTCAGGTGCTGGGTGCGACCATGCCCCACATGGTTGGCTGCCCGCACCTGACGGCGTCGGGCAACACCCTGTCGGGCTCCAACGTGTTCTGGATCGAGGAGGGTGTGGCGCTGACGAACGGCGTCGCCGCGGGCGGTGGCTACGAGGTGGGCCCGCTGAACCAGTTCAAGCTGATCCTGAACGGCCAGGACCGCTTCAAGGAGCAGCTCGGCAAGTACTTCAACCAGTACCAGCCGTACGTGTACCACACCGGCACCCCGTACGTGGGCATCTACTGCTACTCCTTCGCGCTGCAGCCGGAGGAGCACCAGCCGACCGGCACCTGCAACTTCTCGCGCATTGACAACGCTCAGGTGTCGGTGGCGCTGAAGGCGGGCTCGCAGGCGACCCTGCAGAAGCTGTTCGCGGTCAACTACAACATCCTGCGCATCCAGTCTGGCATGGGCGGCCTGGCCTTCTCCAACTAGACGCACCAAGTACCTAGCCTTGCGAAATGCGAAAATAAAAGGCCTCCGCTTCGGCGGGCTTCGGCCCCAAGAGTGTATCCACACCCCTGGAGTCGAAACTAATATTCGTAAAAATAAATGATGTTCATTTTCTTTTTGATTGTCATGGCGCTGGCCCTGCTCATCAAGACCATCAGCCCGTACGTGGCGTTCAGCCCTAAGACGCTCTATACGGCAAGGGCACCCGATTGGATGCGTGGGATCGATCCCGGTCTGAATTTCAGGCTAAACTACGATTAATAATTTGCCACTTTGCGTTCTCGGTCCCAAAGTTCTCTTTGATGCTCGTGGAACAAGCCTGTGGGTCGAAACTCGGGCTGCAACAAAATACGTCAACATACACAATTCCGTGCTCAGGATATGTGTGTGCTGAGAAGTGGCTCTCGGACAGTACGAGGACCCCGGTCGCGCCATACGGCTCGAACTGGTGGAACGATCGTCCGACGACCGAGAACCTGCACTCATTCGCGACCCGATCCATGCACGCCTCGAGCTGGGCAACGGTCGTGATTTTCACGCCCTCGAGGTGTCCGATGAGGTGCTTCATTATTCAAGTAGAGGGGTTTCTCTTTATGGGCTGAAAAAGATGGCGCGGAACGTGAAAATCGCGAGCATCAGTGCGAAGAGAAGGAAGGCCGAGCCAAACACTATGTTCGGGTAGTCCTTCGGGGGGCGCGCGCCAGACTTGGACGTGGACAGAGGGTTGTTCGCCTGGTAGACGGTCGCCGTGCCCAATGAGAAGAACAAGCCTGCGAGGACAACGCCGAAAATTGCAGTCGCAGAAAGCTCAGGCATTTACTATCACCGGACAAAATAAATGGCCTAGGCCCGATTGTATTTCGGTGTGTTGATCACGGTGAAGAACAGGTACATCATGAAAAAGCCGGTGATGATGCTCGTGATCGCCTTGATGTTCACGGACGGGATCTGGCGGCGCCCAGGGTCAAGGAAGTCCTGGATGCCGGTAATCATCAGCAGGGCGGCTGCCATGAAGTAAATCGCCTTGGCGAGCGTCCACGTATGGAAACTGGCGGGCTGAATGTACCCGCCCCGAGGCTGGGAGTAGCCGCCGCGCGGCTGGTAGTTGTTAAACGGGTAGGCCATTTATTACTTAAGGATATTTTTATCTGGTTCTTCATGAACTTTACATATCTTGATCCACGTGAGTTGATCGAACGCGTGCTCCAGCCACCCGCAGAGCCACTCGAGCCCATCCCGTGCGAACTTGATGAACGATGGAAAAATTTTGAAAAAGAATTGTCCATGTATAAACGCGACCTGGCGACGGCGCGGCGCGACCTCGCCATGGCCTCGGCCCAACTCGCCATCAAGCGCGAGGACATTCTTCACATGCGAAGTGTGATTGATGGCATGACCAATCCCAGGTTAAAGGAGAGCCTCGAGAAAGTAGTAGACAAGCACGAGGTCGAAGAGGGCATCGAGGCCCTGACCCTACAATGCAGGGAGCTGATGGGGGTGACGAGTGAGATGCAGAAGGTTCTGAAGGATACTAACGCTGAAAGGTACGCCTCATTTACTTGCTTTGTTTGCATGGATCGTCTTATTGATACGTTCCTCGACCCCTGTGGTCACGCGGTGTGCGCACCCTGTTGGGTCCGCACGGTGAACAAGCGCGAGTGCCCCGGGTGCCGCGGGGCCCTGCGCGACACTAAAAAAATCTTTACGCTCTCGTAACTCAGTTGGTTAGAGTGTTGGTCTTATGAGAAAAGAACTTTCTCGGAGGGTACCAGAAGCCGCGAGTTCAAGCCTCGCCGGGAGCACTCTGGCCCTGTGGCGAAATTGGATATCGCGTGGGACTTCTAATCCCGAGGCTGCGGGTTCGACCCCCGCCAGGGCCGCGTAAAATTTCAGAAAATATTAAAGTTGGTAAATGTTGTGGTTTCATCGTCTAATGGTCAGGACGTAGGACTCTGAGGCGCGAGAATCTTCGTTTTCTCCCCGGTGCCCATCCTGCAATGGGAGTTCGAGTCTCCCTGGAACCTTCGACCTGAACAAGTCGTTAAAAGGCTCTTCTGACTTTGGCGCAGTGGTAATTCCATTACAGCGCAACGGATTGTAGCTCCGCTGGTCGGGTGTTCGAATCACCCAAGTCAGAACCTCTTGCCCCTGTAACTCAGCTGGTAGAGTGACAGGCTGTTAACCTGTAAGCCGTGCGTTCGAACCGCACCGGGGGCGATTTTTTAATTGGATTACTCGTCCATCCACTTAAAAAATTGTCTTGCACTCTACCAATGGAGAAGAAGTGCTTCCACTGGACAAATCTCCAGCCTCTTTGGGCCAAGGATAACCTCGCAAAGAGCGACCGGCTCGATTGGGTTAAAGTCCAGACCTAATAAAGTCTTAAAATATGAAGGTGCGTATCCCCGCAGCGCTCCGTGAGCAGGTCTGGCTGCTCTGGTGCGGAGACCGGCTCTTCAAGCACAAGTGCCTCGTCACGTGGTGTGAGAACGTGATGACGCCCTTTAATTTCGAGGTGGGCCACAACGTGCCCGAGTCCAAGGGTGGCGCGACGGACCTGAACAACCTCCGGCCAATTTGCGGCAAATGCAACCGCTCGATGGGTGACGAGTACACGATCGACCAGTTTTCGGCACTTTCACATCGTCGCGAACAGAAGCATCTGTGGGAGTGTTTCCGGTTAAAAGAAAACGACGTGTAACTCATAAGATGGCCGAGATCTTTCGTTTCTACCCCGAAGGCCAGACTCTGTTCGTCGAGGTGCTCGGCAACGAGTACTTGAAGCGCCAGCCCAAGAACCCCGAAGATGCTCAGAAGTTCGCCGAGGGCCTGAAGCCCATCGTGGCGCAGGTTGAGGATATGATGCGCTCCAAGCAGATGCGCGAGGTGATGGTCCTGAACCTCAAGGGTGTCGGTCTGACTTCCCTGAATCCCCAGACGGCCAGTCAACTCGTGAATCTCCTGTATACGATCCGTTCAGACGATGAGACGTTCATGGATCGCGTGGAGATTCACAACTCGAACCCCGTCTTTGAAATGCTGTACAAGCAGGTCAAGCGCAACCTGCCACCCAAGCTCGTCAGCCTAATTACTTTTATTAATTGAAAAGTTGCGGACGTTGATCGGCGCCTCGCGCCAAAACGTTTTGGGGTCCGTCTCGTAAAGTTCAAAAAGTCTTTGATTGTCTTCTTGACGTAGAACATCGGGCTCCTTGCCGTCCTGGTCCTTGAGGCCCACCGGGAAATCCTCGAGCAGAACCGTTTTGAGGGCCATTAGCTCGGGCGAATAAAGACACGCGAGTTCGTAGCCAATATCAAGGTTCAGACCGTCCGGCTCGGTCCTGACCCAATAGTGCTCGCAAATTTCACCTGCAGAAATGCAATACCCATGAACCACCCGCGCCCCGATCTTCTGGGCTGCCAAGTATTTCATGAGTAGCGCACAGTGATGAACGACGGAACCAGACACTTTATTAAGCTTCATTCTTTGTGCAATTCTTTTCAGGTCCTGGTCCATTGAGAGGGGCCCTGAAAAAAAAGGGGTTCTGTGCACGCGAGGCGGCCGACCCTAACCGTGAATTCCAAAAACACAAACATGGACCTCAAGGCTCTCCGCGCCCCTACCCATAGCGCAGCCGAGCTCGCCCTCGCCCGCGCCAGCACACAGGCCCGCGCGCCCCGCCTCGTGCAAGCGGTCACAAAGCTCGAGCGCGTCACCAAACCCGTGGCGCGCTCGGAAATCTGGAACCAGTATTACACCGGAGCGGTCCGCGACAACCACCCCGAGCCCGAGCGCTTTGCTGACGCCGCGGTGCGCTCACGCGAAATAGCTATGCAGAAAAAGGCCAAGCGCGCCAAGGTGCAGGTGTTGAGCGAGACTCCCCGCCCCTTGGCGCCGGAACCGGGCTCGGTGCGCACCAAGCCGAGCGCCAAGGCGGCGGGTGCCAAGTGCCAAGCCAAAACGCTCGAGGGTCGGCAGTGCGGCTTCGCCGCCACCTGTGGTCAGTTTTGCAAAAAGCACGCGCCCAAGGAGCCGCCACGGGCCTCCTTCCAGCTCGTCACCGACATGCGCCGCTTCGTCAACACGCGCCTCAAGGGCTATGTGAACGCCAGACCATCTGTCGTCACCGAGGTGCTAGGCAAGCCCAACGGAGTCACCGACGATAAAATAGAGATGGAGTGGCTTATGGTGTTCGCAGACGGGACGCCCGTCACCCTCTTTTATAGCCGCGACGACCCCTCGCTTCATGTTTGCGGTGAGGACGTTGGGGTCATCGGTCGCATTCGCCAGCTGCTCGCTCTCTAAAAACTTCTTGAGGTTTAATAGACATGAACTGGAACTACATATGGGCGGCCCTTTTCATCAACTTTATCCTTGTCCGCGTCGTCCCCAAAGTCATGACCAAGCCCACCGGCATAAAGCCCGTTGACGACGTCGTGCTTTATCTTAATACCCAGGACGGGTTTCTCCTGAGCTCTAGCCTGACGCTCGCCCTGGTCATGTATTTGTCCCATTACTGGATCGACAGTAGCTCGGCCGGCACGGCCGTCAGTAGTCCCGTCGTGTGAGAATGCTCCCACGTGGTGAGGCGCTGCTCGTAACACGTGGCCATATGCGACACGAGATCTTCGTAGCTCGGATGACCCCACACGAGGTCCCGTGTGAAAAGGAAATCATCGAAACCAATAGGTCCAAGATTGCACTTGACGACAAATGGCGTCTTCACGTACTCTTTGAGACCTCCATAATCCGTTATGATCACGGGTTTGTTACGGAGCGCCGCTTCTACGGCCCCCATACCAACCCCTTCCGAGTGCGAGCAATTCACGTAGCAGTGACCCTTGGCGTGCACATTCTCCATCTGCTCATCCGTCAAAAGCCCGTTGATTATCGTCACGCGTGGATGATTGACCTGGATGGGCTGGTTGCACGTCGCCTTGATGAGCAAGTGAGCCCCGGGGAAGTTGGCCATCGCATTGAGCAACGCGTTGATATTCTTGCGGGGATCGGCCACGTTTCCTATGGTATAAAAGATGTAGGGTTCCGTGAAAGGATTGACACGTGGCACCGGTGGCGCGTCGGCAAACAGCCGTAGGATCCTCCAGTCACCTTGAGGAAATTGTTTTTTAAAAACTTTTTTACAAAATTCAGAAGCAACGTATATCGGGGAGTAGCGGCCCACGAGCATCCCGTAGGCCGGGTTGACCGTCTCGGTCTCGCAGATGGTCATGTAAATCATTTTTTTACAAAATTTCGCGTATTGATCAACAAGAGCGAGCTGATCGGCCAACGGCAGGACAAAAGCGAATCCCGTGTCGTATTTGTCGTGCTTGGGTTTCTGGCCAAACTCAACGTACTCGCCATCAGGGACGAGCCGGCTGTACCGCTTTGTCACTTGCCCTATGCCCGCTAGGGCGGTCGGCCCTATGAAAAGCCACATTAATTACTTGGATCCTGACCCCTTTAGGTCACTGAGCATCATGCGGCTGGCCAACTCTTCAAAGCTCACTTTCGGGCGCCAATTGAGCACCTCGTAAGCGCGCCGGGGATCAGCCTGCAGGAGGTCGACCTCGGCCGGGCGGTAAAACTCCGGATTGATGCGAATCACGAGGTTGCCGTTGGCGCCATCGTACGCCTCCTCGTCGGGACCCGAGCTCCGCCACAGGAGGCGCAGGCCGACCGCCTTGGCCGCCGCCTTGATGAAGTCCTTGATCGTGTGCGTCTGACCCGTACCAATCACAAAGTCGGTAGGCGCGTCCTGCTGGAGCATCAGCCACATCGCTTCGACGTAGTCCTGTGCATGGCCCCAGTCGCGCTGGGCCTCGAGGTTGCCGAGCTCGAGGACGTGTGGGTTGGGATTGCCGGCCGTCAGTTCCGCGAGGTACTTGGCCAGTCCGAGCGTCGTCTTGCGCGTCACGAAATCCTCACCGCGCCGCTCAGACTCGTGGTTGAACAGGATCCCTGTGCACGCGTAGATGCCGTACGACTCGCGGTAGTTGCGCGTGATCCAGTACCCAAAGAGTTTGGACACGCCGTATGGGCTGCGCGGCCAGAAGGCTGTTTCCTCGTTCTGGGGCGCGGGCGCCTTGCCGAACATTTCGCTCGTTCCCGCCTGGTAAAACCGAATCTTCTGCTGGAACCCCGACTGTCGGATCGCCTCGAGGATTCGCAGGGTCCCGAGGGCGTCCACGTTGGCGGTGTACTCGGGCTGATCGAATGAAACCTTGACGTGCGACTGGGCGCCGAGATTGTACACCTCGAGACGCTCGAACTGCTCGAATGAGTTGATGAGGGCCGTCAGTCGCGCCGTGTCCGTCAGGTCGCCATCAACCACGTGGAAGAAGGGGTTGGCCTTCAGGTGGGAAATGCGCTCGTGCTTCTTTTCGGAACAGTACCGCGTCAGTCCATAGACTATGTAACCGCGCTCAAGCAGGAACTCGGCGAGGTACGATCCGTCCTGGCCCGCAACACCCGTGATGAGTGCCGCGTGCATTAATGGCAAAGGGGGTGGAGTTTTTAACTTCATCGTCAATAAAAAAACTAGGCAAAGGTAGATGACGTTGCTCAACGTCCTAGCCATGACTGTGGCTGAGATTTTCGGAAACGCAAATCTCAAGCACTTTGCGGGCGATGCGGGCCATCACGGCCACCTCGTCGGCGGGTGCGTCGGCTACGCCTGCGTCATGTATTTCTTGATTCAGAGTTTCGCCACGACATCCATGCTCGTGACGACATTCCTCTGGGAGGGTATGATTGCGGTCCTCGGGTCAGCCTACGCGCTCTTCGTCCTCGGCGAGCGTTTCACCTCGGGTATTCAGTACGCGGGCGTGGGCCTCATGGTCCTGGCCATGTGGATGATCCACCACGGCAACCGCAAGTAAAGGACCTGGGCGTTTTGAATATAAGATGGACGAATTCCAAAAACACGTACTTCACCGTCTAGACAACCTAGAGGGTGAACTGCGGGAACTGCGAGAGGTGACTTGGCCCGTGTGTCAGGCGAGACTCGACGGCCAAAATTCTATGAACAATATTTTTCAAAAAAAAACTCTTCTCAGGTGGCTTGACGTGGACGAGATCAAGAAGCTGCTCCGGACCAAGGGCATCATCATGGGTCTCACACGAGACCAAGTCGCGTCCGAACTTCGGGAGATCCTGGTAGTGGCACATCCGACGGACATGGTATGAGGTCCGTCGTGCCGTCAGTGTGCTTGCCCTTGTTGATCAGGTCCTCGAACGTCGCCGGCGTCTGATTCGCGTGATGGCCATCCTTGGCGTGCGCATACGTCTGGAACTTTTGCCAGATGCGCATGGGAGTTCCGAAGCTGCTCAGGTGCCACCCTGCAAACTGAAAGACGGGAAACTTCCATCTGTGGTCACGGAAGTAGTTGGGGCCCGTGCGCTTCATGAGCTCGACGTTCGTGATGACGGTTCCTATCCAAGGCTCTCCAGCAAATAGATATTTGAATGAGTACTCGAACATCCACATGTGTACAGCGCACACAATGTGCGGGAGGCGCTCGAACGGCACTTTAGTCATGTCGGGGATCTCGTCCACGTCACTGACCATGATGATCGCCTCGGGTGGGATGTCGTCCAGACCCTTGAGGATCGCGTGACGCTGATACTTTTCACGGGCCCATGGGTTCTCGTCTTTCGGCGCCTCCTCGGCCGTCACGACCACGTGCGTAATCTTGTGGAGCCACTTGCTAAAACGTTCCCGGTTATTCTGAAAGAACAACTCTTTACGACCGCCCACGTGGTTCACCTCGGCCTCGACGAGCACAAATCGATCAACATACTCGTCAAGCATTTCTAGACGCAATTCGAGAAGGTCTAGCTCGTTGTAGAACATGAACGCATCTACGAGCATCCTGTGTATTTATAATAGAGCTTACCCTTAACTTCGAGATCTTTTAGAATTTTTGCATTGTTCGCTTGGTGGCCGCCCGGGCCCGCAATGGCGTGGAGCGCGTCGGCGCCAAAACCGTATTTGTACTGCTGCACGTGGCCCAGGTGACAGTCGGGGGTGAAGACCGTCTTGCGTTGGATTCCCGCCTTTTCAAGCAGATTGCACATGATCATGTCGTCGTGCCACGTCACGTCCAAAAGCTCCTTGAACTCGGGAAGGGCGTCCTGAATCCACTTGGCCTTGACGATGACGCCCCCATAGCCCTCGAGCACGTCGAGCGGCACTCCATGCTGTCTCGGAAAAGAATTTTTAAAATAATTTTCAAAAGAAAATCCGGACAGACCCCACGCCGAACGCTCGTCCGTCTTGTGCCACTTGATGAGGTGCGTGGCGATCCGTTCGTCGTAGGCCGTGTCGTCATCCACGTAGATGATGAGGTCCTCGGGCAGCAGCTTGAGGGCCGGTCCAATGAACTTGGTGCCAGGCCCGAAGTCGTTGCAGTCGCGGTTGATCACCACCTTGGGGCTGATGGACCAGAGATAATCTGGTACGTGACCATCCCATTCGGGAAAACGGTTGTACCGGTGTGGGATGTTGAGCCAGATCTCGTGACACGTCTGAAGAGTAAGGGCCTGCAGGATCGGTCTTAGATTGTCGAAACGGCTCGGGATGCTCGTGAGGCTAATCACGACCTTCATAGGGATCCGGCGCGCCTCGCCTCTAAGACCGCGCTAGAATTGTAAGACCGTTGCAATTTTCGAATTTAGCCTCGACGTGCCACTCGGGGTGAGCCTCGAGGAACTCGGCGACCGCCCGCCCCAAGCCCGTGCAGATGTCCTCACGGGTGTAGCCCGTGTTCGCCATCTGCGCGTTAATGTCAAGGGCGCAACGCAGGCTCTCGCCATCCACCTCGTCGAGCGTCGTGTCGTGCATGATGATGTACTTGGTCACGCGGGCGTGGTGGAAATCGAGCTCGCGCTTCAGGTGCCCGTACACGTGCCACGTGTCGATGAACAGCAGGTCCACGTCGGTGCCAAAGTCAACGGTCGCGCTATTTTCCTGAAAAAACCTGAAATTAATACCCGCGTGCGAAGCGAGGGTTCTCGGCATCTCCATATCGACCGGCTCGATGTCTACGCAAAACAGCGTCTTTGTGGGCGCGGGCGAGTCGCAGAGGCCGCGCAGGAACGCCCACGTCGACACGGGCGCGCGCACGCCCATCTCGGCCACCGTGCCGCACTTGGCCGCGTACTCGCGCAGGGTCGTGAGGTGCTCGAAAATGTCGCTCGGCGTCACCGTGTGTTTATTGTACATGATGTCGATGATCTCCATTTTTTATGAAAGCTATTTGAAATTTTAAGTAACCTTCCAGAACGAATAGATCCCCTTGTCGAGCTCGTACTCGTCCCAGAGCTTGCGATCGCGATCGGGTTGGGCGGCGAGCCAGGCCCACATACGGATCAGGCCCTCCGTGAGGGTCACGGTCTCGTTGTAATCGAGAAGTTCTACTGATTTCTGGTACGTGCTCCAGGCCATCTTCGCCTCGTGCCGAGCCTCGAGGTGGACGTGGGCAGTGTGCTTCGTCACGATGCTCACGAGGTGACACGCGTCGAGCAGTCGCGTCTCGAGCTTCCCGCCAAGGTTGATAATCTCGTTCTTGGCGCGGGGATCAACCGCCGCCTTGAACAAGGGCTCCATGATGTCGTCCACGTACGAAAAGGCGCGGCACTGCGAGCCGTCACCGTAGATGGTCATGGGCAGGCCCTTGAGAGCCTGGTACATCCAGATGCCTAGCACGTTGCGGTACGGGTCCCAAACGTTCTGGCCCGGGCCGTACACGTTGTGCGGGCGGATGATGCAGTACTCGAGCCCGTGCTGCTCCCACGCGACGCGGAGATCCATCTCGCACGCGTACTTGGCTATGCCGTACGAATCGATGGGCCGTGGCACCTGCGTCTCACGAAACGGAGGCTCCTGATCGCCGTACACCGCCATAGAGCTCGTGAATACGAAGCGCTTCACGTCGTGCTTGATGGCCATGTTAATAAGGAAGGCGGTGGCGATCGTATTGTTCCTGTAATTAAACTGACGAATGAACGGGCTCAGACCCTCGGCGGCGTAGGCTGCAAAGTGGAACACGTAATCTACCGGAAAGTGACTCTCGATGATCGCTTGCCCTTCCGGGCTCGTGAGGTCGGCCTTCACGAAGGTGACGCGGTCCGGCACCTGATCGGCGTAGCCGCCCGAGAGGTCGTCGACGCCCACCACGTCCACATCGGGCGGAAGCCACCGACAGAAGTTGGACCCGATGAGCCCGGCGCAACCCGTGACGAGCACCTTCATATTAACTTAAAGGTGGCTCTTTTTAAATTGTTATGGACGCGTTCAAGGCGCAGCCTTGGGAATGCGATTTCAAGACTCATCCAGTTGAGAGCCCACTCGTGGGTGTTCTGGTCGAGTCTCGGGATCACCCAGACCTCGAGCCGGCCCTACGCAACTTCTCGTGCATGCTCCCCTATGCGTCACTCTGCATCATGCATTCTGAAAAAAATAAAAAAAGAATTTTAAAAATTTTAGGATCCGAGCCGACCAATGTCAAGTTGATCCCCTTGCCCGAGCCGTTCGGGCGTGACGAGTGCATGGCCCTCTGGACTTCTGAAAACTTTTGGAAAAATTTTGAAAACTTTTCTCGAGTTCTCATTTTCAACATTGACACGGGGATCAGGCAGAATACCATACTTAGATTCATGCACTATGACTATGTGGGGGCGCACTGGGAGCATCAACCCACGCCCGACCCGCGCGTCTTTCAGGGCAACGGCGGCTTCTCGCTCCGTAACCCCCGGATCATGGCGGAGATTTGCAAGGAGAAGTGCCCGGTGCCAAGCTGCGAGGACATCTGGGTCGGGTGGACCCTCGTGAACAAGGTGCCGGGCGCAGTCCTACCCGAGTCGCGCTCCGTGTGCGCCGAGTTTTCGACCGAGGGTGAGGACTTTTACGGAACGCTCGGGTTTCACGACACGCAGAAATATACACCCAAGGCGTACAAGGTGTACACGGTGGCGGACGGGCCGTCGCGTCGGCTCTTCCGACTGGATAGCGCGACCCTCGACGGGCGCGACGTCACGGACCTCGTGCGGCTCGGCATAGGCCCCAACTGCCTGCGCGTGTTCAACACGATCGGCCGCGGAACGCTCATCATCAACGGGAACAAGACGTTTGATCTCGACTGCGTAATACACTTGGAGATTAAAAGTGAATGATTGTTAATGAAGGTTTTCATCTACTGCCCGTATGTGAAGACGGGCGGCCCCGAAAACCTTCATCAGTACTGTGACATGATCAACCAAATGGGCGGTGATGCGGCGCTTTAATACGCCCATCAAAATTCCTTTGGAAAAGGGACCATCTCACATAACAGTCTAACTGATGTGGCGCCGATGTTATATACTGAATATTACACAAACCTCAAGCGCGCCACCAGGGTTGAAGATTACGCGGCCAATATCCTCATCATTCCGAGCATCTTAAACGCGTCATGGGCCCGGGCAAGCTACAAGAACATTCGCATCGCCGTGTCGTGGCTGGGTTTCGGTGGCGACGGCGAGTTCAATTTGAGTGATCCAGCGTTAATTCACCTTTTTCAATCCTGGACCTTGAAGAAATACGTGCTCGAGCGGGCTCCGGCGCCCGTCGATTTCTTCGACCTCGGCGACTATATTTCAGTTGACCCGACTGTCACGCCGGGGCGGAAGTCTGACATTGTCGCTTTCAACCCGGCCAAGGATAAGACGACCGGGGACCTGTGCAAGCAGGCCGGCATCACCTGTGTCCCACTATCGTATTTCAATCACCATGATTTGCTATCCGTTCTCGGGACATGCAAGGTATACGTGGATTTCGGTACGCACATAGGCCGGGACCGCATCCCGCGCGAGGCGGCGCTCATGGGGTGCGTCGTCATCACGAACAAGGTGGGCACGGCTGCGAATTACGAGGACGTGGCGGTGACGACGCGGCTCGACGAGTCCCCTCTTGAACTCATCAAGGCGGCGTTTGAAAACTATAAAACCATGGTGGCTTCGCAGGAGGGGTACGTCCAGGCAATCAGGGGTCAGAAGGCCAAGTTTGCCGAACAAATCAAGGCTTTCTTACTGAAATACGGCCAGGGAACCATCGTGGATTACCCTCCTATAGAATTAAAGACTGAGATCGGTTCTTAATCAATGCACGTCTGGTACAGGTTCAGTGACGCCACGAACGGTGGGACGGCCAAGCCCCGTCCTCCGGGTTTTTGTAAAAGAAAAGTTTTTGAAAATTTTTTAAAAGTTTTTGGAACGAGTGAGATCCATGTCATCGCGGATCGGGTCCGACCCGAGACGGCTGAATGGCTGGCGGCCCGATGCAAGGATGTAGAGGTGACGGACATTGGCAACGGCGGTGACTCGACGTGTTGGGCGTTCAAGCGCGCGATCGATCGATGCAAGCCCGGGGACCTCATCTACTTCTGTGAGGATGACTACTGGCACCGTGATGGGGCCGAGGGCCTGCTGCAAGAGGGGCTGGCCATCTCGCACTACGCGACGCTGTACGACCATCCCGACAAGTACATGCTAGGCGTGAACCCGCTAATCTGCAACCACCCCGGTGAGGTGACGCTCGTGAGGCGCACAAAGAGCGTCCACTGGAAGTACACGAACAGCACGACCCTCACGTTCGCTACGCACTATGACGTGCTTCGTCAGGATCTGGACATCCTGAACAAGCATTGTGGTGACGGAAAGTCACATGATTTTCAGTTGTTTTGCGAACTGATGGGCCGAGGACGTGGCCTCGTGTCACCCATGCCCGGATACTCGACGCATATACACATCCCTTGGATCACCCCCGAACTCACTGCGTCGCTCGAAGACGGATTAAAGTAAAGATTCATTAAAAGAAATATGGCCTCCGTGACCTTCATAGGTGTGGGGAAGCTCGGTCTGGCCTACGCAGCTTTCATCGCGTCCAAGGGTCACCAAGTTCACTGTATTGACGTGAATTCACGGATGATTGAATCTTACAAGGCGGGCGACTATGGGACCGCCGAGCCGGGTGTGAAGGAGCTGGCTAGCGCCTTTCCCATGACGTTCTCAGATGATTACTCGACTATCGTGCCCGGGTCCATTTGCATCATCCTCGTCAACACCCCCACGTGTCTGGCCGGCTACGATCACTCGATGCTCGAGAACGCTCTTGCTCTTTCGATGGGCGCGGGTCAAAAGGCGACGATCGTGACGTCGACCGTCCAGCCGGGATTCTGTGACCGCCACCCGGGTGTCATCTACAACCCCCTGTTCGTGCAGATTGGCAATGTTTTGGATAACCTCAATACGGTCACGGATGTCCTGATTGGCGCCCCAGAACTGCCGAACGATCTCGAGGATTTTTATCGGTCGCTATTTGGTCCGGCCCGTCTCCACGTCATGACGTACAAGGAGGCGGAGGTGGCCAAGCTCGCTCTGAACAGCTTCATCACCACGAAGATTTCTTTCGCGAATATGATTGGTGATGCGCTGCGGTCGTGCGGCCTGCCCGCTGATGCCGCTCTCGACTTCATAGGGTCCGATCCGCGAGTGGGCACTCGGTGCCTCAAGTACGGATGGGGGTTTGGCGGCCCGTGCTTCCCACGGGACAACCGGGCCCTCTCGACGTTTCTGCGCGAGGCGGGCTCGTACGACTACTTGCCTATCGCGGCGCACGAATCGAATGAGCGTCATGCCGTCGAGCAGGCCAAGCACTACAAGGGCGACATCATGACGGGCATGTGTTACAAGGACGGGTGTGACGTCCCGGTTGTAGAGGAGTCCCACAAGGTCAAGACGGCCCTGATCCTCAAGTCGATGGGCCGCCCCGTGAAGATCGAGGACACGCCTGAGATCCTCGCCCTGATTCCAAAGGAATTACTGTGAATTTATTACGAATCTGAAAGGCACGCCGCCGTAGTGGGCCGCCATATATCCGAATGAAGAAATTCCGGGAAGCTCCGGGAAATTCCCGCCAGTCACCACGAGCTTGGGACACATGCTCAATAGGAAAAAATCAATAAATACATTTCGTCGGGACTCTTCAGTGAAAGTCGTCTCGATCGTATGGCCCGCAATCTCCGTTTCAAGCTTGCGTGCCAGCGGAAACTCAGCCTTGAGAGATGGGCTGTCGCTCGCGAGGTACACCTCCCCCCCAACCTGATCATAAATTTTCTTGAATGTATCGATGGCCTCGTCATCCGCATATCCCAGGCCCGGGTGACAGCAGCCGTTCGTCCGGCAGTCCTCGGCGAGCCAGCCGCGGCGGATGTGCATACCCACCTGGACTCCGTCGATCAGGTGCGTGTATTCATTGAGGACGGCCCTGAGCTCGTCGGATGGGCTAATGAGGCTCTTTAGGATGGGGTGGACGCGCTCCATGTAATGATCGTTAATAACGAAATTTGGTTTGTACACATTCTTCAGACCCGTCTGACTCGTCGTGGGGAAGTGGAACTTTACCCAGCGCGACATTTCGTACTGACCAAAAGATTCATGGACGACGCCGGTCGGATTGTGATAGAAAAAATCGCACAAAAGGCCGAGCAAGTTGGCGAGACCGGCGTGTTGCCACATGAGCACGGGTATATGCTCTCGGTAAACCTCCGTCAGCTCTTCAACGGTGCCCTTGCCCTCATTCAGCCTGAGCCACGTGAGGAAGTGGTCATCCTCCCTCATTTTAAAGATTATATACTAAAGTTTTTATATGAAGCTCCATCTCGGGTGCGGCGGGCGCCGGCTCGAAGGCTTCACGAACATCGACGTGCAGGCTCCTGATGCCGATATGCACGTGGACGTCCGGAGTTTGCCGTTCAGTGACGGCTCGGTGGATGAAATTTACGCGTCACATGTCCTCGAGCACTTTGGTCGGCACGAGTACAAGCAGGTCCTGCGAGAGTGGCGGCGCGTGCTTCGCGTCGGAGGTAAAATCTACATCTCCGTCCCCGACATCGAGAGCTCGTTTACGCACTACGTTCGGCACGGCGACCTGACGGCCCTGTACGGCGCTCTTTGGGGTGGGCAGCGTGACGAGTACGACTATCACAAAATTGGGTTTACGTTCAAGACTCTCGAGGCGGCTCTCACCGAAGCGGGCTTCGCCGCCACGGAGAGATACGATACGTTCAAATATCTTCCGGATAATTTTGATGATTACTCCAAGGCGTTCCTTCCTCACATGGACTTTTCTGGGCAGCAAATGTCGCTGAATGTGTGCTCTACCGCAGCGTGAGCATGTACAGGGTCGAGCGAATCAGGGCCACAATCTCATCGTAAATGTTGCGCAGGTAAGAATCCTTGGACAGGCGGCTCATCGCACGCACGCGCGTAAGCAGCGTCTTGAAGTAGTCCTTGGCCTTGCGCGGATCACGCATAAACTTCTTATTCATGTTGACTGATCGGAGGCGGCCGTACTTGCCCATGTACGCCTCGGCCCACGAATCGAGCAGGGGCACTATGCCCTCATAGTACGCCTGAAGCGCCTTGTGCTCGGCGAAGGACGGGGTCGTCAGGTGGAACGCGTGTGCTTGCGTGCGGGAGTTCATGAGAGTCCCAACGAACTTGGCGGCGGTGGCCATTTAATTTCTGCATAGAAATTAATGGCGGATCCCGAGTTCACCGAGATTCGGATCGCGCCCGGCACGATCCTGTACAAGGGCCTGCCCGTATCATGTACAACTCTGCTCAAGGATATTCGTTATTTTTACCTGACGGACGATCAGGCCCATGCACGCAAGTACGGGAACGTGTGCCCGTTTCGCGTCAAAAAGCTGCTCCGTCTTTTCGAGATGAATCATGAAAATATACGGAAGCTCTTGGCCATGCCCTCTCTGTCGAAGATGACCAAGTGGCGGCTCGAGACGGCGTTCGGCACGGGGATCACGGCTGGCGAGCAGGCCCGCCGGCTCAAGTCCCTCAAGGTGGGCAGCGTGCCGCGGTCCATTGACCCGAACCTCGGTGGGCAGCGTGCGTCATGGACCGTCCTCAACAAAAAACTTGGAACTTTCTTTTCTCAAGATTTTTTGAGGACCCGGGGGTACGACGGCTACTATGCGGAGGGCAAGTGGTCGGTTTTCCATGAGGGGTATTTTTCTTCTGAAATTATGCTCACGAACGCTTACCAGAAGATTGAGCGGGCGGGAGGGCGCCTGCCCGTGCACGACCTGCGGACGCTCGCCTTTCCCCAAGCCCTGGCCCGCCTGTTCATGGAGTATAGCAAGCAGGAGAAGCGTCTCATCAGACCGAACAAAGAATTTGTTATTTTTTGCACGGGTGGCCAGGCTGTCAACCTGTACCTGCGCCAGCGCACGCGCGCCGCACGTTTCCGCCTGATTCGTCAGACAAGTGATTTCGATTTCAGCTTTGCAATTAACAAGCCGGTCAAGACCCTTGCGGAACTGCGCCGCAAGGGGGCGGGGATGCGCCGCGTCATGCAACTTCACATGGATGGATTTGCAAAATTCATAAACAAAAATTACAAGGGGGCGAATGTCGAGGTGCGCTTCAAGCCCGGCCGGCGTGTCCTTCACCCTCCCACACAGGTCCCAGCCACCGGACGGCGCACGTATCTCGTTTACACGTGGCAACTCAAGGTGGGCAAGAAGATTGTTGACGTGGCCGACTCGGCACTAGCGCTGTACCCGGGGGCGACTCGCACGTGGCTCAGCCGTCGTTTCTCGGTCGCAACGGGTGTGCCTATTCAGCAAGCGAAATATCAACTGATAGACGCCCTTGGAATTCTTGCAGGGTCTTTCTTGCACAAGACCCAGGTGGCCAAGCGCAACCCTCTGACCGGAAACGCCTTGAAGGGTGAGAAGAATATGGTCCGTGCCAACCAGTTGAGCAGAGTCATCACAAGTCACGCGAAGAATTATTCTCCGGAGCTCGTCCGCCTCTCCACCAAGACTAAAAATTTACTAAAAAAAATTAAAAATAAAAATTTGAGAGGAGCTCGGATAGAGGCGGCGACGGTCGAGGCCCTTGTGAAAAACCTTGTTGTGCGGACATGAGGCGGAGGGGCGGGATGCCGAAAACCAAAAACACACAGTGCCTCTTGTGCCCACCAGAACACCCAAAAAAGCGTGTTCTGTGCACAGTGCCCAACCGGCTCACCACCTCTCAACCAACAAAAACAAACATGGCTGCCTCCTCCTTTGCCCTGGCCTGCGACGCCCTGGCCCGCGAGCGTGACCGCGTGTTCCTCCTGCAGGTCTCTGCCGACTACAATATCGCCTTCGAGGAGCTCGAGGCCAAGTATCTGGTGGCTGCCGAGTCGGCCATCAAGGTGCCCAAGCAGAAGAAGGTCCGCGTGGCCAAGGTGACCGTTGAGGGCAAGGAGCCCAAGGCCAAGCCCGAGGGCGAGCGGTGCCAGGCGCTGACGGCCAAGAAGGGCCAGTGCAGCTTCAGCGCGCTGAAGGGCGAGTGCTACTGCAAGCGCCACCTGAAGCAGCAGAACGAGCCCAAGCAGGAGGTGCCCAAGGCGGTCAAGCCCGAGCCCAAGAAGGCGCCGGTCAAGGTGGAGCCGGTCCACGAGCACGAGCTCGACGGTGACAAGCACGAGGAGTGCACCCTGTGCCAGACGCACGGGTCGCCGCTCGCGGAGGAGGTCGAGTTCGAGGAGGCGGCCGAGAGCGAGAGCGAGAGCGAGATTGACGACGAGGTGCCGGTGGCGCGCGAGCCTGAGAGCGGAGCGGAGAGCGAGTTTGACGACGAGTGAGTTTAATGAAAAAACAAGTTTTGTGCACACCTGCGTCCGTCCCAGCGTCCAAAAAACACAAAAACAAACAACAGGATGGCTCAGCACATCCGCCCTGCCCTTCGCACTCACCGCGGCTGCCACTCCGAGCCGCGCCGACTGCACCCTGAGGACCTTGCGCGCCTTCTCAAGCCCAACACCCCTTCTGTGCGTCGTGTGAAGGAATGGACACCCTCGGTTGAGTATGAGCTGGTTGCCCGTCACATGCACCCCGACGTGCGGGAGGCTTACGTGGCCAAGTCCAAGGCGTGGTTCGACGCCCACCCCCCGCCTCCCCCCCGTCAGCCTCCCGCACCCAGCACCGTGGACCTCGAGGCGTTGGCGGCCCTCATCGCCAAGTACGGCTCGGAGGCTCCCCTCTCCGAGTATCGCAAGGCGGGCTGCACGGAGATGGCCATCGAGCGGATCCGTGCCAAGCGCCAATGGTACGAAGATCACTCCGATGAGCTTCAGGCGGAGATTGACAGGCGCTGGCCCGGGTCGGCGACGCCCAAGCCCAAGAAGGTCATCAAGGCTGTTAAGAAGAAAATGCCCTAAAATATAAATGTCCAACCAGCGCTGGGCTGATATGGACGACGACAACGGCCCTTGGCCAGACCCTCCCGAAATGCCCGAACCGAATTCGTACACCCCACCCCACAAGCGCCGACCTCGCGTCGCGCCCAAAAAGTTGAACCCCGCCAAGCCTGAAAAAGAAAAGGAGCCCAAGTAAAATAAGATGAGTTGTGATGTTTGCTGCGAAGCCTACAATCAATCGAACCACAAGCGCGTCAGATGCCCATACTGTCCATTCAAAGCGTGCACAAGTTGCGTCGAGAAATACACCCTCGACTCTCCCGACGACCCGCATTGCATGGCCTGCCGCAAGGGTTGGAACCGTGAAACCCTTTGTAATTCCATGCCTGTGAAATTTGTCACAAAGACTCTCAAGACGCGACGTGAGGAGCTGCTCTTTGAGCGCGAGCGCAGCCTCATGCCCGCCACACAGGTTCACGTCGAGTCCGAGAAGAAGCGGCGTCACTACGACGCCCTGTGTGAAAAGGGCCGAGCTCAGATCCGTGATCTCAACCCACTGTGGGTCAAGTGCAGCACGCAAAACCTCGCAGTACTCGCCACTGAGATTGGCGCCACGACAGAGTTTGACGCGATGCTCGAGCGCATGCAGCGCTGTATTAACATTGAAAAACAGATGCGTGAAATTGAACTGAATATCAAGTACTGGACGTTTTGTCGAGACGCGTGGATCCGCCCACAGATTACGACGGAGCGGCGCCAGTTTGTGCGTGCGTGCCCACACGCCGACTGCAAGGGATTCCTGAGCACCGCCTGGAAGTGCGGGCTGTGCGAGAACTGGGCCTGCCCCGAGTGTCACGAGGTCAAGGGTCGCGACAAGGATGCCCCGCACACATGCGACCCGAACAGCGTGGCGACGGCAAAGATGCTCGAGAAGGACTCGCGCAATTGTCCGAAATGCGCTGCACTGATCTTCAAGATTGAAGGGTGTGACCAGATGTGGTGCACGCAGTGTCACACACCCTTCAGTTGGCGCCGAGGCGTCATCGAGACGGGCCGCGTCCACAACCCCCACTACTACGACTACATGCGTGCGCGTGGCACGCTTGCGCGCGAGCCGGGTGATGTGCCGTGTGGAGGGCTCCCTGGGTGGCAGCAGATTTCCCGCCTTACAATTGCTGGCGATATTGCCACCATCCATCGCATGTACGGACATATCCAGCACATCGTTATGAACCGCTACGCCACGAACGCAATCGAGGACAACCGCGACATCCGGATCAAGTTTATGATTGGGGATTTCACAGATGAGGTTTTCAAGAAGAAGCTCCAGCAGCGCGAAAAGTCCCGTCAGAAGAAGACGGACATCCGCCAGGTTCTCGAGATGTATCAGACGGTCACCGTAGACCTCATGCAAGCTTTCCTACAGCACCGCACGCTCGAGACGGTCAGTGAGGAGTTCCGGCAGCTCAGGACGCACGTAAACTCGGAGCTCAGGGCCATCTCGAAGCGGTACACGAACTGCGCGATTCCCATGATCCAGGACAACTACGCCGTCTATTAGAGAAAAACCGCTCTGAATAATAAAATGCAGATCTTCGTGAAGACGCTGACCGGCAAGACGATTACCCTCGAGATCGAGTCCAGTGACACGGTCGCGGCGGTAAAGGCTAAGATTTCCGACAAGGAGGGCATCCCTCCCGATCAGCAGCGCCTGATCTTTGCAGGCAAGCAGTTGGAGGATGACCGGACGCTCGCCGACTATAATATTCAAAAAGAATCGACTTTGCATCTCGTTCTGAGACTTCGTGGGGGCAACTAGACCTCCTCACCTGGTGGCGAGGAGCTCTCGACCGACGGGTGATCGAGGGCATCATGTCGCAGCCGGCCCCACAGGGTCGCGGCGCGCGGTCTCGCGAGTTCAAACGTGCGCGGGCTCCCGCCCTCTACGGACGCCTTGGGTGTCATGAGGGACGCGGCTATGCTCGCGAGTGAGCCTGGCTTTGGCAGGCGGCTAGGTGGCGTCAGGGCAAGAAAGTTTTCGAGACCCTTTTCGAGGGGATTTCCAGCCTCCAGCGTCGAGTTGAATTCGGTGAAGCATTCGTTCAGGAACGCGACGCCCTCCGTGACGCGCTGAGCCCGATCGATGCTCAGTTCTTTTGAAATTTTAAGAGCAATTCTCTTCATATGAGTAGATGAATTGAGAGCCTTGGTCATCTTTTCATTCAACTTCATGTACAGCTGAATCGAGCCCAGTACGCCCGTTCCCGCTGACAAAATCGCGTTGAGTATACTGACCATATTCTGTTCGACAAACTGCCCGAGCGCTATGGCGGTCAGTGCATTTATAGATGATATAACTAATATAGGGATATTAAACTTTGATGAGAGTCCGTTATAATATGTAAACTCCTTTGAATAGTGTCTCTGCATATAGTTGCACTGCTCCTCGAGCTTGCGCAGGAAGGCTTCCTCCTTATCGTGCCACTCGTCTTCCTTCATACAATACCTCCCGAAAATTAGCGCAGCCACGGCGGTAGACACCCCTCCGCCGCTGACGGCACGACGCACTCAACCTCCACGTCTCCAGCGACGCACGGGAAGTTGACCAAGTAGCCAGACTCGAGCCCCGTGAGTCGGATGTAATTACGCACCTGGTTCCTAAACTCATCCTTGAGTTTCGTGGTTGATTTGAGTTCGACGATGGTCCGGCCGTCGACGATCAGGTCGGCCCGCAGGTTCCCCACCGTGTGTCCTTCGTAAATCACGGGAAGAATTTTTTCAGTCTCATACTGAATACCGCGTAAGCGGAGCTCAACCTCAAAGGCGTTGTGGTATACCCTCTCACTGTATCCCGGTCCTAACTTTTCAAAAATTTTTGTAGAAATATTTTTTAAAAAAAATTCCATCACTGGTGGACAGACGCACCGAGTCTCTAGATGGAAAAATTTCCGTACGAATAATAGATGGTGCCGGTGTGGGCAATATATAGTTGGTGGGCATTTGGGTTGACGGCCCTATGGCTCGCGGGCCTCCTGCCCTTCTCACCCCTTGCGTCGGTCGCGGCCACCTTCACTGGAAGTATATTTTTTGTTTTTTTTAAAAATTTAATTTTCAGACCGGTCGGGATCGCCATCGTCCTCGGTCACCTCGTGCCGGTCCTCATCCTCCGAAAAACTAAATTTAATTTTTTTAAAAATTTTTTGATTTTCATAATTTACAACTTGACACTGCTTGGGTCGGGTACGGACATTGTCAAAGTCTATGACGAAATTTTCCAAAATAGTCCAAGAACTATTAACGATTACCTGCGTCAGCGGGGCCTCATCTGAAAACATGTTGTGCGTGCATAGGGTCCTGGTCGGGTACGGACCAGTCACCAAACACAAACATGGCTTCCGTGCTCTCGATCCTCAAGCGCCTCGAGGCCACCACCAGCCGCCTTGAGAAGGAGGACATCCTCGGCGAACACGCCGACGACCCCGTTCTCAAGGAGGCTTTCCGCCTGGCTCTTGACCCGCTCGTTAATTTCTATATTAAAAAGGTGCCCGAGCCCAGTCGGTCGGACGGGGCGCTGTTCACGCTCGCCGCCGCCCTCGAGTCACTCAAGCTGTGGTTCGTGACGCGCAAGGTGCGTGGCGGCGAGGCCACCGAGTATCTCGCACGCATGCTGGGCCAACTCGACAAGGATGACCGCGAGGTCCTGCGCCGCGTCATCGGTCGCAACCTCAAGTGCGGTGTGAGCGACGCGACGGTCGAGAAGATCTGGCCGGACGTCACCCTCTCGTACCCCTGCATGTTGGTCAGTCCCATGAACGAAAAAACAAAAATTAAATTTCCGTGCATCGCCCAGACCAAGATGGACGGCATGCGGTTCAACGCGATTGTGGAGAACGGCACGGTGCAGTACCGGTCTCGGGCCGGCAAGGAGTTGGACCTGTTTGGTGTGCTCGACTCGGACATCATGAGCCTCACGGCCGAGCAGAGCTACGTGCTTGACGGCGAGCTGCTCATGGTTGGCGCCGACGGGCGTCCCATGGACCGCAAGACGGGCAACGGTCTGCTCACCAAATTCCAGAAGGGCACGGGGACGGCCGCACTGGCGCAGCAGGTCCGTGCGGTTGTGTGGGACATCATCCCACTGTTTTGTTTCCGCAAGGGCTCGTGCAGCGGTGTCGGTTATCGCGACCGCCTCAACATGCTCACTACGGAGAAGCTGACGCGCGCGAGCATCGTGACGACACACGTCGTCAAGAGCATGGAGGAGGCGCAGGCCCTCTATCAGCAGAAGCTCCTCGAGGGCGAGGAGGGTCTGGTGCTCAAGGACCCTGCAGGCCCGTGGGAGAATAAACGGGCCAAGCACCAGGTCAAGATGAAGGCTGAGCTGGAGGCGGACCTGTACTGCGCGGGCGTCACGGCCGGCACCGGTAAATATCAGGGCAAAATTGGCTCGCTTGAATGTCACTCAAATGGCGGCACCGTGGTGGTGAACGTCGGCACGGGCCTCAATGACGAGGAGCGGTCTTGGGACCCGAAGGAGTTCGTCGGCAAGATTGTGTCCGTCAAGTACAACGCGCTCATCACTGATAAGAAAACGGGTCAGAAGTCCCTGTTCCTCCCGGTCTTCGTGGAGATCCGTGATGACAAGACCCACCCTGACTCTTTGTAAAAAAGAATTTTAAAAACTTTTTTGAAATAAGTTGGCGTGAACCGATGTTGTGTGCACGCCAGCACCATTGGGGTCATGAGCCCGACCACAAAACACAACCATGCTCACCCGCCTCGCCCTCTGTGACATCCAGGCCTCCAAGCTTCGCAAGGCCCGTGCGGCCCTTGCGAATGGGATGCATGACCCTGAGCTCATGGAGCAAATCGCGCAGATCAACGACATCCTCCGTATTGTCGTGGCATTCGAGGACAAGCTATTCCACGATAATATGGATATTGACTAAAAATGTAAGATAATAGCATGGCTAATACCCGAGTCGGTGTCCTGAAGGAGCTCGTCAATAAGCTCTCAAACGAAACGGGGAAGAAATGGCCCAACTTGAATAACACGGTTCTTGCGAGCGGCACGAATGGCATCGTAATCAGGACGAGAAACGATCCTAATAAACTCATGAAGGTGTCGAGCGGCAACGTGATGCGCGAGCCCAAAGCCATGCGTAACCTGCGCAACAGTGGGTTCGTTCCCAAGCTCAATGACAATTTCGTCCATCTGACGAAATTGAACGCCAATGTGAAAAATGCACTTTTTCCCAATGCAAACACAACTAACGCGACCGCTTTCGTGATGGAGCGGGTAGGTAATAGCACCCTATGGCGGTACGTGAAACGGGGGCACAATACCAATAGTAATAAGCGTCAAATTCGCACAGAAGTCAGAAGAGCCATCGCCTTCATGCATGCAAGGGGCATTTCACACGGCGACCTGCACTCGGGCAATATACTCGTTGAGCTTGGTCCCGATGGTAAAATGAAAAAAATATGGGTCATAGATTTTGGTAGAGCGGTTCGGTTTCCTCCAGGGACTTCGGAGAACAATGCTTATAATAAACTGCACGCAACAAGTCTCCATACAAATTACAATCTCTTCAATGCGACCAAGAAGCCACGTACTACAATGTACACTTATAATGGAGAGAGTGGTAATCAGATGCGAAAGAATCGTGAATTGTATATTAAGATGTACGGTGGTAATGAGGCTAATTTTAAACGTCACCCGTCTCCACGGCGCAGCCCGGGGGCCGGGCCATCACGCGCCACCCTGAGCGCAGCAGAAGCGGCTAATTTGCGCCGTCAAATGACCCGACTTTCGGTACGTGGGCCATCTATAATGAATGCGGTACGTTCAGCCTTGCGTCGGTCTCCCCGAAAATAGAAAAAGAATTTTAAAAACTTTTTAGAGAGTCAAAAAGTGTTGTGTGTCCTTCAGCCCCAATCGGCCAGAGCCATTCACAAAGAAAATGGACGAGATGGATGACTGCCCCGTGTGTTTGCAGTCGCTCGAGTGGTGGCCCACGTCCACGACCGCATGCAACCACAAATTCCACAATGAGTGTCTTGCCAAGTGGTGCAAAGTGAAATCGGTGTTGCCCGGATGGTGCGGGATGAAAGCATCGTGTCCCGTGTGTCGGTGCGCTCCCATCGTCGTCGTCGCGACGACGTGTTCACGTGCCACGTGTCAGATGCCGGCCCTAACAGGTCGGGGTGTGT